AAGGATGGTGTTTTGGGCGTGGAGGTTTTTGAAGGGACAAACTCGTTTAACTCGAGAGTTACTTTTGAGATTGCTAAGTACAAAAATGACCGTTTGGATATGATGCAGCCGCAGGACATGAATGTTCGGGAGAACGATTTACGATGAGTAAACAAGAAGATAATTCAATTGGTGCAGAAATCACTACTGAATAATTAGAACAGGATAAAAAATGACAACCTCAAGTATGTATGAATCGATAGTTTCTTATTTTGAAACACAATGGGCAAATAGAACCCCTGTAGTTTATGAGAATAAAAGTTACAGCCCTTCAACTAGAGCAAGTTGGATTCGATTTAGAGTATTTGATGGTTTAAAAATTCCTGCTTCTATTGGAAGCAACATGGCGTATAGAACAAATGGATATGTAAATGTCCTTATAAATGTTCCTGAAGACAGCGGAACAAAAATAGCAAAACTCCTAGCAGATGAAATAATCAAAATATTTGTTGCTCGTCAAATAGGATCAGTTACTTTTAGAAATATAGAAAAACATGATTTAGGTGTTTGGGATAGTTTTTATCAAATATCTGTTAACATTTATTTTTGGGGTGATGAATTTGTCTCAGATCTCAGAGCCTAATGACAGTGAAGGCAACGAACAGCTTCGGTGCCCTATTTGTAATAAACTTATAGGGGAAGGAAAAGTTATAAGACTGTTTGTTAAATGTCCTAGATGTAAAGAATCAACCGTATTTACAAAGACAGTAATAAAAAGAACTACAATAATAACATTTAGAAAAAATTAAATTATCTTTACTTATAAAAACCACTAGTATAATATTTGGCTCATTGAGCATCGAAAGAATGCCGGATGTAGGAAACTGCATCCGGCTTTTGTTTTTTATCTTTTTTAACTCTAATCTAGGAGAAGTAAAATGGCTGATGCGAACAGATCTGGGATTGCGTATGTGAAGGAAGTCACTTGGGGAACTAATCCCGCTACTCAACAGCGGAATCTAGATTTCACTAGTGAGTCTTTGGGATTCAATGTTGACAACATAACCTCTAACTCTATTCGAAGTGACCGCCAAGTCACGGACTTGATTCAAACGGGCGCTAACTGTTCGGGTGATATTAACTTTGAACTACGTTACGCCACGGAAATTAGTGATTTGATGGTTGGTGCTCTGTGGACCACGAAATGGCAAGGGTGTGGATCTCCGGTTCAAGGAACTTATGTTACTACTGCTGCGATTACTGTGGCTGTTGTTGCTACTACAAAAACTTGGACTTTTACAGGTATGACACGTCCGGCTATTGGGCAGACTTTTGTTCTTACTGGTTCTGGTGCTAGCAATGATGGGACGTATACTTGTGCTACTCATCCTAGTGCAGGAGCAATTACTACAACTGAAGATCCGACAGGGGATGAGACTTTTGATGCTTCACCTGTAGGAACTTTCGTTTACAACATCAAAGAATCTATTACTAGTGGTGCATCTGCAAGTAATGAGACTTTTGCTTTTGATGCTAGTGCGAATACGATTACTCTAGGAAGTGCGGTTAATTTTGATATTGCTGAAGATCAGTGGATTGAGGTTGCTGGTGCTGCAACTGGTAATAATGGGTATCATCTAGTAACTGATGTTACGGGTCAGGTTTTGACTGTGGAAGATGTTACTACTACTGAAACTCTTGATGAGTCGGATGCTGCAACCATTAAAAGCTCTCGTTTACGTAATGGCACGACCGAGAATAGTTATTGGATAGAGCGTTACCATAGTGATGTGACTCAGTACTTCTCTTTTGCAGGTATGGTTGTTAATACCATGAATATGACCTTTGCTGCAAATTCTGTTTGTACGGGCTCTTTCGGTTTCATTGGTAAAGCTGCTGCTCTTGCTCAGGCTACTACTGGAACGGGCTCTAATGCTGCTGCTGGAACCACCTCTTATATGAATGCTGTTGCTAACGTAGCAAATATCCGCGTTGATGATACGGCAATGACTACTTGTCTTATTCAGGAAATCTCCTTTAGTCTTACCAACAACGTCCGAGGTCTTTCTAGTATTGGTACTTTGGGATTCTGTGACATTGGTGTTGGTGAGTTGGCAATCACTGGAAATCTTAATATGTACTTTTTAGATGACACGTATTATGATAAGTACATTGCTAGTACTGCTTTTAGTCTTGATTGGAAAGTAGAAGATGGAGCAGGCAATGCGTATCTTTTCCGTTTGCCTAACTGCAAATTTGCAACTGATCCTATCAATGTTACTGGAAAGAACAGCGACGTTATGGAAAATGCTTCTTTTCAGGCAATTATGGATGGGACTAATTCCTACACAATTCAAATATGCAGAGTTCCGGCCTAGTTCTAGTAGATAAATGATATGTTGGTTTGTTCTACATGCGGCAGGGTTGTGGTGAGTACAGATGAACCAAACTCACCATGCCCTGTCTGCAAATGCAGATTAAGAATGAATGTTGAAAAAGAATTGGAGGTGCGGAAAATGTATAGGGTTTTTAAACCTAGTGCAGCACCAGAAAAACTCTACCTAGAAAATGAAGAAGCTCTTGAGTTGATTGGAACAAAAAAAGCTTTTCTGAGTAGACAAGAAGCGATTGATGTTTTTAATCACACACAAGAAAAGAAGGAAGAAGTCTTTAGGATTCTAGACAGT